CCGGCCGTGAGCGCCGCGGTCAAGGCCGCAAAGTCGGGCTCGGTAGTCGGGTCCCCATCGATGGTCGCCTTGATGAAGCCCATCACGGCCGTTGCGATTGCGATGATGCCGATGGTGGTCGTGCGCCAATTCTTCATGGATGGTCCTCCTGTTTGGAGTCTTGGCCGAGCCGGTGCCCGACCGAATAGGAAAGACGGATGAGTTCGCTCCTCACTTGTGAGAGGCCGATCTCGAGTTGATGGATCCGATGCTCGACGAGTTCCCGATCCTTGCGGATCTCGATCGCGAGATTCTCGATGCGGCCCTCGATGCGCGCGAAGCGGCTGGCGACTGCGATGACCACTCCTCCGATCGTGAAGAGCGCGCTCCCGGCCTGAACTGCGAATGAGACCCAGTCGCTCATGGCTTCACTCCGCGCTGTAGATCAAGACATAGTCCCCGAACTCGCCGTTACCTTCGGAGGTCTGGCATCGAGCCCGGATGAAATAGTCGCCGAATGCGATGGCATCCCAGCGATATCCGAATGAGGTGAAGGCCGCGGTCGCCGTTGCGACCAGAGTCTTCCCTTGATCCCTCACTTCGAGATAGGCCGTCGCGGCCGTGGCATCGATCCGGCCGGTCGGAGTCCGATCCCAAGCGACCTCCATCGCTTGGTCGATCCCGAGGTTCGTCGCTGGGGCATCGCCTTGCGCGTAGGGGTCCTTGAGATAGACCGGGAGCGGAAGGCTGTGGGCTTTGAAGAATCGGGGCCGCATCGATGGGCCATTCTACAGAGGCCGGATCTCGATCACGACTCGAGGGCTCTTCGGGTCATGGTCCATCTCGATCGGGAGATGGATGAAGCCCGCATCATCATCGATCACGCCCGCATCCTTGAGCCCATCGAAGACGGCCTTTAGGCTCGCGAGGAGATTGTCGGCATCCCGCCGCCGCCGATCCTTGAAGTAGAAGCGGCATGAGACGATGGCCCTCTCGAGCGAGACCCATCCTCGCGGCATGGCATCACGGGCTCGGATCATGGCCGATGCTCTGGTGATCCTCGTCGCTCGAGCCTTCACGGACCAATGGGCCCGGGAGTTCGGATGGACTTCCTTCGGAGGGATGGGGACCGAGATCACCATGAGAAGAGGGTCGGCTCGTCTTCCTCCGGGATCTCGATGATGGGATGGGCCCGGGCCATCTCATCCGATCGGGCCATGTCGCAAGCGGCCGAGACGATAGCCTCGATGATCGACGGCCCATCTCCTCCGACCTCATTCTCCGAGGCCTCGGTCCCCGCGATGGCGACCGTCGCGGTGCCGATCCTGAGAATGCGGATCTCGCCTCGGCGGGCGAGGATCACTTCGAGGACCTGAAGGGTGCAAGCCTCCTCGCCCGCCGTCGCTGGCTTGAGATCGAGCATGCGAGCGGCAGCGGAAGCCCTGCGAAGGGTCATGTCCTGATGTTCTGGGTGAGTTCCTCGATCCTCGCTTGGAGCCGGGCTTCCCAGCGGACGGCATCCTTGGCATGGATCGAGAGGCTCTCCGCGAGCGCATCCCGCTCGGCCTTGAGATCGAGGATCATCTCGGCCGACTGGAGGACGATCGCCTTGAGAGCCGGATCGCCGATCTCAAGCGACACGGCCCGCAGACCGGCCACGAGGATCCCTGTGGAATCCCGCGACCGGCCTGCGAGGCCGGGAGTGGATCTCGAGTCGCTCACGATGGCATGCTATCGCCTCTCCGGCCCCGGATCTTCTGGAGAGCGGCCCAGAACATCCCGACGGAGAATCTCGGCCATCCGGCCGGATCTCCGATCGCCCGCTCGAGGATGCATCGCAAGGGACCTCGGGAGAGATGATCGCGGGCCCGGAGGAGATCGCTCTCGCAAGCCGCTTGGACATCCCTGAGCATCATGGCATGATCGATGTCGGCGAGCCTCCGCTCTTCCTCCCGCTCGAGAGCGGGATCCTTCCGGACCCCGGGATCTCGATCGGAATCGACCCGAAGCCTTTCCCGATAGGCCTCATGGAACCACTTCAATTCGGGTTGATGCGAGGAGAATCGCCGCTTCACTTGCTTCATCGCATCGGCCAAAAAGGCTTGATTCGCCCGCTCGAAGTCCTCCTTGAAGAGATCGAGCCAGTCCTCCGGGAACATGCCATGAGGCCAAAGGGCCTTGAGTCGGGCCACATTGCGCCAGTAGGTCACGGGCTCCCTCTCGCTCATGGCTCACCATCCTCGAAGCGAAGCGGGGCCCCGCTCGGAGTCCGAATGACTCCAGAAGAGTCCATGCGGCATCCTCGCGGGATGCTCTGGGCCGGGCCGGGCCGGGGCCCGCCTCCCTTGGCGGATCGCTCCTGAGCCCGAAGCATCCATGAGGTGAGGAAGGCCCGGAGATTCCGCTTCCGCTTCTGGGCCGGTTGGCCGAGCATCCATGCATGGGCCCGGGCGATCTCGATCTCGATCTCGCAGGCCGGGGCCGCGGCCCGCCATGCATCCATGGCCCCGGGCTCGATGCCGGAGAAGCCCGCCTCGGTCCAAAGGATCGCTCCGGCCCGCCTCGGCTTCTGTCCTCCCGGATCGCTCTCCGAGCCCTTGGATCCATTCTCCGGCCTCGGAGATCCCGATGAGGCCTCCGGCCCATCGGGAGAAGAATCTCCTTCAGGAGATTCCCTCTCTTCTTCTTGTCTCTTCTTCTTCTTCTTCTGGGATGGGCCTGCGATCGCCTTGCGATCTCCTTGCCATCGGCTTTCGTTTCCCATCCTCCCGGCTCGGCTCCGGGCCTCCGAGATCTCCGGCATGGTCGGCCCGGCGAGCCGGAAGATCCATCCCGAGGGCTCCTTCGGCTCGGCCCATCCCACCGAAGCCATCGCTCCGATGAGGCCCTTCGGGAGCCCGAGTTGTCTCTCGATCCGATCGGCCGAAAGGATCGTCGAGGCCCCGTAGTTGTGGAGCCAAGCCCAGAGGGTCACCAGACCTCCCGCCACCATGACGGGAGAGCCCTCGATCGCATCGCAGATCGCGATGAACTTGGGCTTCGAGATTAGGTCCGCATCCACCTTGATCCATCGATTCACTTTGAGTCTCCTTGAGAAGAGGCCCGGAGCCCTCGAGCGGCTCCGGGCCGAGCAAAGATCCGCGTCACTTGATCGAGAGCCGCTTCCCTCTGGGAAGGAGCGAGGCGAAGGGAAGATCCGCTCCGCCTTCGAGGGCCGTCCGGATCTTCTCCTTGTCCGGCTCGATCTTCTCGATCGTCCTGCACCATTCAAGCGGGACATCCTCGGTGATCGAGAGCGGGGCCTTCCCGCCGTTGGCCGCGACGCTCAGGGTGAAGCGGTCGGTCTCGATCTTCTTGAGGCCTCTCTCTTCGAGAGCGGCCATGAGTCGGGCCGAGAGGAAGGATGCCGAGTCCTCATCCCTCCTCGCCTTCTGGGCGAGCCGCTCCGCCTCGGCCTTCCGGATCTCGGCCCGCTGCCGCATCTCCGCGATGAGGGCCGCGTAATTGTCGGCCTTCCTCGTGAGATCGGAATCGAGTTCCCTGATCCAAGCCTCGACGGCATCGGCGATCGATGGATCCGAGATATCTCCTCCGACCTCGGAGATGAGATGATCGAGGGCTCGCAGGTCATCGGAGATGTTGAACAGGGTGCGGCTCATGGCTTCACCTCCTTCGCCATCTCAAGCCCGCTCTCGGCGATCCGATCGAGATCGGCCCTCCGATAGCGGATCGTCTTGGCCGTGATGCGGGCGCAAGGGAGTCGGCCCGCTCGGGTCCAGAGCCGAATAGTCGCCGTCGAGACCTTGAGGATCTTGGCCGCATCTTCGGCCGTGAGCCAAGTCTCGACCCCATCGCTCGAGGGCTTCTCAGAAGGGAGAGTCATCTTCGACCTCCTTGATGCTCACGAGATTGAGCGACTGACCCTTCTGGGCGATCACGACCTCGCATGGCTTCCCGATGAGCGGATAGGCCTTCTCCGAGAGTTTGGCATCGAAGGTCGAGACCTTGATCTTCTGGGGCCCATCCGGAAGCATCTCGTTCCCGATGAGATCCCATCGCTTCCAGTCGCGGCCGGTCGCCTGAGCCGTCCCGGTCACCACCTTGATGTCCAAGATCACCATCGAGATCCGCTCATGTCCGATGGCCTGAGCCGGAGTCATCTCCTCGCTCGAGGGCTTCGGCTTCTCGGCCGGGGCCGGGGCCCGGCTCGGAGCCGGAGCCGGAGCCCGGGCCGGAGCCCGATCCTGCGAGCGCTCGGGCGTGAGGCCCTGAGCGAGATTCGCATCATCATCCTCATCGGCGACGATGCCCAGAGCGCACGAGATGGAGTATCTCCGAGCGTAGGTGAGCCCGGATCCGGTCTCCTGCGGCTTGAGGAGATTGACCCGGACCGGGACCGGAGCCAGTCTCAAGGTCTCTCCGGCCCGCGACTTGAAGACCGTGAAGCACAGGAGATTCCCATCGGCCTGCGGCTCGGTGTCGCTGAACATGGCGAGCCCATGCTTCGCGAGGATGGGCCTCGCGGTCTCGATGAATTGACCCAGACTCGCGTATCTGAACTTCGGAAAGGCCGGGTTGCTGCGATCGTAAGCCGGGCTCTCCATCTCGATGAGGGCCGCTGCGAGCGCGCTCTCGATCGACTTCTTCGCTTCTTCCATTGATTCGTCTCCTTGAATTGATGCCGTTCCATCGCTCGAGCCATGCCGGGCCATCCGGGCCCGGCGGGCCTCTCTCTTCTTCATCCGTTCCATCGTGATCCCGACGCTCATCCGCCCTCCTTCGGATGGCCGTCCTTCATGTAGATCGTCAGGCTCGACGAGCCCGGGAGGGCGAAGACCTTCCCGGTCTTGGCTTGGATCGCAAGGCCCTCGCTCACGCAAAGGACCGAGAGATCGATGAGCCTCGTCGCCAAGTCCGCGAGGATCTCCTGTCGCTCCTCTGGAGTGGCGAGATCATCGAGCGGGATGCCGACATCCTTGGCCATCTCCCTCGGTGCGAGCCGCATGACCATCTTCGCACAGACCATGAGATCGATCGTGAGTTGCGGCACGAGGCTCATCGGCGAGCCTCCTTCCGGAGAGTCTCGAGCGTCTCGAAGACCGAGCGATCTCCATCGATGAGCGATCGGAGTTGCACGATCCGAGCGATGACCGGCATCGGACAGGCCATCGGCTCCGCTCCTCCTCCCGTCACCACGCAGTCGCCCACCATCGGGATGCAGTCGATGGCCGATCCGAAGAATGAGGCCCGAGAGAAGTCCTCGACGAGTTTGGATGCGATCCAGTTCGGGAAGAGCCGTTGAAGCCTCCCGGTTTCGTTGCACCAGAGGTCCGCTCCCATGCGGATCTCGACCCGCTCGAACCATCCTCCGACTCCGCGCTCGATCGAGTCCGGCTTCATCTCCTCGATCTCGACCGCGCCGCTCGCCCGCAAGATCACGATCGGTGTCTTGAGGCTTTCCGCTTGATCCAACAATCTCATGGCTGTCTCCTTGATTCTTCGGCCCCATGCCGAAGGAAGTCCGGGCCGAGCCTCTCGGCCGGGCCCGGATGATGGTCACTGTTCCCGAACGATCGCGGCCGCGATCCAAAGGATGCGAGCCCGATTCCTCTTCTCATCCTCAAGTTCCTCGGAGTCCCATGCCCCATAGGCCTTCAATTCATCCCGGATGTCCTGAGCCTCGATGGCATCCCAGTCGATCCCGAGCCGCTCGAGCCAATATGCGACGCCCGCATGGGCCGGGCCGGGCTTCGTGCAGTCTCGAGCGGCCTCGAGCGGCATCTCGATCGAGAAGCGATCGAAGTGAGCGGTGCCCATCCGGGGCTCCTCGATCATGTCGCAGCATCCCTCGCACATGATCCCTTCCTCCGGCACCTCATGCCATGCGAAGATGACCCCGAGCGGATTCCCTTCGGAGTCGACGAGATTCTGCGGGAGCCCATGCTCATCGGCCGCGGCATGGCCCTCCGGATCCTCGGAGAAGCGGCCATCCTTCCAAGCCGCTCGCGCGCAGTCAGGGCAATGGCACCCGGCCTCAAACGCATAGGCCTTGATCTTCATCGCCCACCTCCCTTCTCGACGAGATCGAGTTCCCCATGAGCCACCGGCCATCCCATCTCCGCAGCGATCTCCTCCGGGCTCGAGCGGATCCCGCGGCCGGCATCCTCATCGGCCGATGCGAGACAGAATTGTTCCCTCGCACGCTTCCGATCGGCCCAGAGCCGCAGCATCGTCCCGGCCGCATCGAGGAGGAGATCCGTCTCGGCTGGCGAGAGCCGGAGCCGGATCTCCTCCTTGCAAACGATGTCGATGATCCCGGCATGAATCGCAGCGATGCCGCTCCTCGTCATCTCCTTCTCTCGTCCATTGATCTCATTCTTCATCTCGGGTCTCCTTCTTGGTGAGTGGAAGTTCTCCATCGCGGGGCATCCATCCGAGAGCCGCCGCGATATTCCATGCATCGATGTGACTCGCATCGGGAACCATCGCCTTCAGCGCCAGCGAGAAGGTGATTGCGAATCCCGCGCGAGCGCTCTTGCGGCCTTCGTAGAGGGCCCCGAGGGCGATGGCCGCTTCCATGAGATCCCGCTTCTCATCGGTCGAGAGCCTCTGGGCGATCTCGGATCGGGCCCCGATGGCCATGAGGGAGCCCATCAAGGAAGAGATCTTCGGGCCCATCCATCGAGCCTCATCGGCGATCTGTGCTTCACTCGCCTTCATGGGAGGCCTCCTTCCGATCCAAGCCCAGACGGGCCCGGATCTCTTCGACCGAAGCGGTCTTGATCCGGGCCTTCAGGATCGAGAGATCGATCTTGACCCCATCGGCGACATGATCCTTGAGCCAAGCCTCGACCGAGTCGACCCATGCCGCATCGGAGTCGAGATGGCATCCGAAGATCGACTCGACCTCATCAAGCCGGAGCCCGACGAGATCGATGAGATGAGAGGCCTCCTCCAAGTAGAAGGGCCTCCGAAGGGTAATGGCCCCATCGAGCCAGTCTTCTGCGAGGAAGACCCCGCGAAGGATGGAAGCGGCATGATGGGCCGGGGCCGACCATGCCAAGTCTCTCTTCTTCAAGAGGAGCCGGACCCGGGCCGGAGCCATGCCGATCGTCCTGAGCCGATTGAGCGGGCCCTGCGATGCATGGCCCACCATGATGCAAGCGTTGATTGTCATGCGATCTCCTTGAGAGTCTTTGCGATCTCGGACCACTTCACATCGAAGAGCGGGAGCCCATCCGGAGTCTCGCCGAGGCGGCCGCAGAAGGCCGCAAAGGCCCGATCGGCCCACTCCTTCGCCTCCTTCGCCGAGATCGACGAGCGATCCCGGAAGGCCTCGCGAGCGGCCCGATAGAGCCGCTCATCGTTGAGGATCCAAAGGGCGGCGTTCCAAGTCGAGCGGTTCGCCCATCCATTGACGGGCCGAGCATCCTTCTTGCGGCTCATCGGCTCACCTCCTTCCGGCTCACCGGCGGGAGATAACTGGGCCGCTTGATCGAGCCCTCGACCAGAGCATCGGTCCCGATCCAGTCGAGCCCGATCCATCCGCCTTCGAGGAGCGGGCCCATGGCCCCGTACGCGACCTCATCCGAATCGGAGAAGATCGGCCGACCCGTCTCTGGATCCTTCCTCCATTCGCGCCGCTCGACCTTGGATGATGGGGCATGGCCATCATCGACGATGAGCCGGGCCTCCCGGCAAGCCGACGCGAGGGAGTCATAGTGGCTCCCGCCATCGCCATTCCCATCGGCATCGATGGCATGGGCGACAAACTCGATCGTCGGGACCCAAGCCGAAAGGTCGCTCTTCTTCTTCTTCTTCATCGCGGATCTCCTTGAGAAGCCTCCCACCTCGGGAGGCGAATCGAGCCCGAGGCCTCTCGGCCGCGGGCTCGGGATTCAGTCGCAGACTCCGGCATCGATGAGCCGCTCGAGGATGGCTTCCGGCTCCGAGGCCTCGATGATCCGGCCGTCGATCATGGCCGTGAAGATCACGGCCCCGTCGGCCTTGCGGATCTTCTGGGCGAGATGATGGGCGAGCGGATGCTCGGTCCAGTGAGAAGGCCGAGCGGCCTCGATCATCTTGGCTTCGATCCATCTCGATCGCTTGGTCTTGGCTTGCATGGCTTGGGTCTCCTTGATGGCCCACCTCGGGCCTCATCCATCTTCCCAGAGGATCGGCCATCCCGCCACCGAATCGGGAGATATGCGGCCGGATTCTTGAGGATGCGGCCGGATGCGGGCCCTTTGAAGGGCCTCCCGGGCCATCGGAAGGCCTTCCGGGAGGCTTCCGGGATGGCCGATCGCCGGGAAGGCCCTTGGATGGCTCAGGATCGATCCGGATGCCGGAGGCCCCGGAGGCCTCGGAAGCGGCCCGGATGGCTCCTGAGCGATCCTAGAGGGCCATGATTCCGGGCTTGATTCTTGGCCGATAGCCGGATGGGGCCGTGCGGCCGAGCCCGGCTTCGGATATGGCGGCATCCTCGCCCATCCGATTCAATACTCACGCATTACGCCGGCGTTTCCGCAATAATGTTATATCCGTGCGGACTCGAGAAAAGCTTCTCCGCGAGGCTCGAGCGATGACGGCCCATCAAAGTCGAAGCCCGCCCCGGTTGGGAGGGCGGGCTTCGCAAGGAGACCCGGCGAGGCCGGGGAGGTGTGGGCTCAGGATATCAGGGAGTCGTTGATCGTGGCCGAGGTCGAGGCCGCCGATGGTAGAGCGAGGCCGCTTTCGTAGAGGTTGAAGTGGCGATCGAGTTCGAGGTTGAACTCGCCGCTCTCATTCAGCGAGATTGCGATCGTCGCAAGATCGCCCCGGATCGAGTCGATGGTTCCCTCGATGATGGCCACACCCGGGCCACCTCGAGCGAGTCGCGGCATCTCCGAGATGGTGAGATCGTCGAGATAGATGTTCCGCCCATTCGAGAGCGCCGTGGTGAGTTCGATCGCGAGATAGAGGTCGCTCGCGAGATCCACCGGGCTCATCACCGCGAGGGTCTGGAGAGCGTAAGACGATGAGAGGGCCGAGAGGGTGACGGACTTGTACATCGACCCTTGATCGGATCCTGCGGAGTTCTGGACCGCGACCTTGAGGACCCCAGCGGCCGGAGCCGTCCCATCATGCCGGATGCTGAAGGCGAGGCAGTAGAGGGTATCCGGCCGCAATCGCCCGATCGTGCCGGTCACCGAGTTCAATCGCTGCCGGATCTTCGCGAGCGTCGAGCCATCTCCCGCGATCATCAATGCGAGCGAGCCTCTCCTTGCGATCGAGATCTTGGCGAAGTGAGTCCCGGCCGTGCCGGTCGAGACCGCCCATCCGTCCGGGAGATATCCGTTGGCATCCCACTCCTCGAAGTCGGAGTTGCGAAGGATGTTGCGGCCCGGGCTCGCTCCTCCATCGATGCTCGCAGAGGTCTGGGTGATCCGCATCATCGCGCCCGATCCCGATCTCCATCTCCGATCGAGATTCGGATAGGCTCGCTCGCCGAGGACCTCCCAAGTCTCGCTCCCGGCCGAGATGCCGCTCATGCGAGCATCGGCGACGCAATTGAGGGTGATGGTCTCCGGCCGGATCGCCGGGAAGTCGAGGAGTTTGGAGGAGAATACGACTCGATCCCGGATGACCTTCGTCGCCTCGGTGCTGACGATGACCACGGCATCGCCTTGATTGCGGGCCGAATAGGATGGCGAGCCGACGGTATAGGTCGTCCTCGCGATGCTCGCGCTCGATCCGATCATCTGGACCGCGAGTTCCTTGAGGGCTTCATCGACGGTCTTCTCCGGGAGTTTCACATCGGCATCGACCATCTCGATGAGGGTCCGATGAGCAGCGGCCCGGATCGATGAGAGCGCCGATCCGGAGGCCGCGGCCAATTGATCCTCGCTGCCGATCGCAGCCACGAGATCGGTCGCCATGGGCAGCGTCCCGGTCGTAGATGCGAAGGCCGAATAGATCGCTCGCACCCCGCTCGTCGCGGTCATCGAGGTGGGAGCGATCGCCTGCTGGTGCTGACGGATCGTCTTCGCGAGCCCGAAGAGTTTCCCGAGCCTCGTGAAGAGGCCTCCGGTTCCGGTGAGGGTGATGGCCATGCCATCACTCTACCAATGGCCGAGCGGGCACGACTCCGACTTGGCTTGGGTCTTGAGCCAGAGGTTACAGCCGCATCCGCCCTTGAGCCTTCCGCAGAATCCCGCTCGATAAGCGCCGCTCGGACACGCGACGCAGACCTTGAGCCGGGCTCGCATCCGCTCCTTGGCTTCGGGATCGAGGCCTGCGATCGCCTTGCCGATCTCGATGATGGTCTTGGTCTTGAGCGGCATCAGTAGGTGAATGGAGTCAGCGAGATCGCCGCAAGATCGCTTCCAAGGACAAGGACCGATGAGCCTCCTCCGAAGGGATCCATCGGCGCTCTCGCTCCCGCTGGGATGGCATGGGAGAGATTGCGGCCCCGGGAGTTCGCGATGGAGGTCATGCACCAGTCGGGAGCGTTGATGATGACCAAGTTCCCTCCGGCATCTTGATATGACCCTCCGAACTCGGGACAGATCCGAGCATATGGGCTCATCCCTCTCGGGCCCGGCGGGGCATCGGGGTCATCCGGATCGGGAAAGTCGGGCGATGTCGGCCTCCCGGCCGCCACGGCATAGATCGAGCCGCGATGGTCTTGGCATCCTCCGAAGGCCGGGGTGTTCGGGGCCGATGGGATTCCCTGCGGGCATCGGAACGGTGGGCATGCGGGGCCATTCTCCATCCCGGCTCCAAGACTGAAGGCCTCCTCAAGAGCGAATCCGGAATAGGTCCCGCTATAGGCCGGAGGCCCTGCGACCGTCCAAGTTAGAGGTCCGGCGAGCGGGAAATAGATTCCGGCCAGCGAGACCCAAGCGCCGAAGTTCGCTCGCAGAGGGCCAAAGACTCCTTGCGGGTTGCATCCTCCTTGTTGAAAGTTCCCGTACTGGCATTGAAGCCGGCCATCCATCACCCACGATCCATTGAACTCATAGTCGAAGGTGTCGCCGTTCATCCCTTCATGATGGCCACGGCATTCAACATTGGCCCTCCGAGATGACGGAACGCCGGTGCTCATGTAGCGGATCACCTGCCCATAGTCTTCCTTGAAGAGATCGAGTTGGCCGCTGATCGAGAATGAGCCGTTGGCGACCGAGGCGATGCCGCTGGTGCCGAAGGTCGCTTGCGACCATTCGCGCTCGAAAGAGAAGGCCAGGCGATATCGCGGGAAGTTCGCGGCTCCGCATGCGAGCCAAGCATCGCGGCAGTCGAAGTCGTTATCGCAGCAGCAAAGAGCGGAGGCGACCGCGCTCACGGCATCCTCTGACCTTCGATCACCACGCCGACATCGGAGCCATCGGCCTTGAAGATGAGCGAGTCTCCGCCTTCCATCGCAAAGCGAGTCTCATCGATGAGCGATGATCGAGGAGCGATGGCTCCATCGTAGAGGAGGGCGTTCCCGATCCCGGTCGCCTCTCCCGGCTTGAGATGATGGATGCGGACCCTCCGCATGGAGGTGGATCCATTCACGAGATAGATCGCATGAATGAGGGCCTGTCCCTCCGATGGGACCTGAAGCACGGCCTCCTCATTCGTGCCGATGGCTCTCACGGCGATGCGGCCGATCATGCAATTCCATCCCTGAGAAGAGTCTCGATGGCATGGGCCGGTGCGAAGGCGGCTCCGGCATCGCATCGAGGAATGAGAGGAACGGTCGCCTCGAAGCCCCAGACGGCCGGGATCACGACCTCGCCTTCGATCTTCGGGGCTTGGCATAGGGTCCCGAGGACATAGCCTTGAATCGGGCCATCGGGCTCGAGTTCCCTTGGCGGATTCCCCGGGAAGAAGAGAGATTGACCATGACCCCAGTCGGTGTCGTCATCCTCGACTTCGTAGGCGTTGAAGCCGAATCCGGGAGGATGGCCGGGATTCGCCACGAGCGATCCGAATTGATTGAAGCGCCGCGGGGCGACCGAGTACTTGTATCGCTTCGACTCGATCATCTCTTCGGCATCATTGATCTTGAGGATGGTCGTGGCCCCGAGGGCGACCATCTTGGCGGTGAAGCCGAACCATCGCTCGGCCTTCGATGCGATGAGCGGATACATCAGGACGAGATCGCCCGGGGTCGGCTCGCCTCCAAGACAGACGGCCCGGCCCTTCGGCGGCGGTCCCATCCTCGAACTCTTCGGCGCTCTCGGCTTGTCGACGATCTTCCGATTAGCCTCGCGGCTCTCGACCATCACCATCGACCACTCAAAGACCTTCCGGGGAGTCTGGTTCGGGCCATCCTCAAAGAAGTCGCCCTCGAGCGGCTCGCCGATCTTGGCAAAGAATGGATCGAGCCGGGGCCCGACGAAGCGCCGATCAATCGGCTGTCGGCGATCTCCGCGGCCCGCTTGATCCGAGATGGCGTTGAGGTCGCTGAAGGAGAACTTCCCGACCGCGCCGCTCGTGAAGCGCTTGGTCATGGACTAAAGACCTGATACTGGAGAGCCGCGGTCGAGACCCCGCCGCTCTCGATGGCCTGAGCGTAGATGTTGGTCGATGCGACTCGAGCGATGAGGAACTCATTCGGGAGGAGCCGAATCATCGCCGCGAAGGTCCCGGCCGAGGTCGCTCGAGCGATATCGATCGAGATCGTCGACGAGATGTTCTTGAAGTAGGCGTAGCCGTTGGCGGCGACATCCGAGTTCATGGTGAGGGCCTCGGCAGTCGTGCCGATGACCTGCTGTCCGCCGGCAGCGGCCTGCGATGCGAGATCCGCGAGCCGGGTCGCCGGGGAGAAAGTATGCTGCAGATTCCCGGCATTGATCGTGAGGCGGCCGGTGATCGTGATCTCGTTTGCCATCATGCCACTCCAGAGAAGTTCGGGCTCAGGGCGAAGAAGTCGGCGCTCCCCGTGAACTCCTGAACGAAGAGGACCGTTGCGGCCACCGCTCGCGGATTCTCCTCCGAGCCGATGTCCATGGTGTCGACCTTGCCGAAGGCATCGGTCACCGCCAATTGCCGCATATGCCACCAGCGATCGAGGATGAACTTATGATCGAAGGTGAACTTGTTGATGTCGATCCGATTGACTGTGCATCCGGCATAGAGGAGTTGGCCGATGGGCGCGCCAAGAAAGCGGTTGCTATTCCGCCTCCACACGAAGGGAAGGGTGAAGGAGAGATTCGGGATGCCGAGCCGGACCTCGCTGATGGTGATCTCGACTTGGCGGACGACCGAGGACAAGGGATCTCCGGCGGCATCAATCGAGACTCCTCCGATGTCCTCATCGAAGTTCCCGTCCCCATAGGCCCAGTCTCCTCCGCTGGCCGTCATGGATGCCAATTCCGAATCGGTGAGCATCCGCCAAGCATCGACCCGCTGGGCCGTGATATTGGCCGAGATCTCGCAATACCCCGGGTCCGCAGGCTGTAGTTGTCCCTGAACGATCCCGCTCTCGGAGTATTCCCATCGCACGAGCCAAAGATCGGAGTGGCCTGCGACCTTCGCAGCGTCATAGTCCTTCGCGACGAGATTCGGGCTCTGCGGGAAGGCCTCGCCATCGATGGGAAGCCCGCTCGATCCAAAGAGAAGCCGCAGGGCCTCGGGGCTCGTGATGGGAGAAGCATCATCCCAGACATGGAACGAGCGGGTGCCGGTGAGTTTCCCGCCCTTGCGGGAAAAGGCTCGCGACTCGAGGAGTTCATGGACTTGGATGCTCATGCGAAGCCGGGCTCCGTTGCGATCTTCCCTTCGATCTTCTGGACGAGGGTCTTGATCTGTTCAGCGAGCGAGGCCGTCCTCTCGGCATAGCGGACCTGTTCGCCCGCGGCCGAGAGATTCGCGACCCTGAACGACCCTCCGATGCTCGATGAGATGCTCTGGGTGAAGCCTCCCGGCTTCTCGATCTCTCCGAGTTCGGACTTGAGTTTCCCGAGCCGCTCCTTGTCGGCCTTCAAGGCCTCCTCCGCTTGCTTGGCCCGGATCTCATCGGCCTTCGCGAGTCCCTCCGCATAGAGGAGTTCCTCCCTCTTCCTCCTCAAAGCGGCCGCATCCATCTCGCCGATGTTCTCCCGATCCTCGATCTCCTTCCTCCGGATCTCCCGAAGATCGAGTTCGTATTGGAGAGCCGCCTTCTTCATCGGATCGGCGGTCCCGGCCATGCGGATGCGAACGCCGATATCGGAGATCTCGTTTGCGGCCTCATCCTGAGCGGCCCTCCTTTGATCGTACTCCTTCATCTGTTTAGCATGGGCCTCATCGGCCGACTTCCGCTTGGCGGCTTGGACATCCGCGAGCGCCGCCCGGGCCTTCTCATTCGCAAGCCGCTCCTTCGCCTTCACCAGAGCGATCGCCTCTTGGGTCGCTCCCTCCTCCTCGAGTTTGAGGAGTTGTTGGCGGGCGAGGGCGATCTCCCTCCTCCGCTCCAATTCGATCCGTTGCTCGTCGCTCTGGGCCTTGACGATCTCGGTCAGGCGATCGACATCCCTCGCCTCGGCCTTGAGGCCCGATTGAGTTGCCGCTAATTGGAGATCCTCCATCTCCTTCTTCGCGGCCGCGATCTCTCCCGTGATGGCTTCGCGAATGGCCCGGCCGAGAGCGAACATCGACCCGGCCACCAGACCGAAGGCTCCCGGGAGGTTATTGACGAAGCCCTCGAGATCTAGTCGGGCGGCAGCGATCGCGGCTTGGGTGGCTCCGATGGCCGTCTGAAACCGCTTGGCCGAGCGGGCCGCATCGCCCATGGCCCGATCGAACTTCTCTGCGATTCCGGCTCGGGCCGGGGCGTTCGCCATGTCGGCCGCGGCCCCAGAGACGAGCCTCTGGGCCTGAGCCATCGATGACTCTAGGCCATCGAGAGCCGCGGTGATTGCGACTGAGATCTCAGGTGAGGTCGCCAAGAACCCTCCGCATCTCGCGGTCGACGGCGGCTCGGCCGGAGTCTTCGCCGCTCTTCTCTCGCATCATATCAGCGACGGCCGCGCCGACTTCCCAGAAGAGATCGCATGGCATGGCCAGCGGATCTCCGAAGCCCGGAGCGTTTGATGCGATGAAGGCCGCGGCCCCGAGCCAGTCTATCGGGCTCAGGGATTCTCCGCGGCCTTCCGAGGGTCCTCGGGATCCCTCTCCCGATATCCAAGGAAGGCCTGTGCGGCGCTCACCATCTCCTCGTGGCGCATCCTGAACAGGATCAATTCCGGATCGAGGCCCGGCGCGAATGGAACGGCCTCTTGAAGCCGGGCCCGGACGACCTTCATCGCGAACTCGAGCCGGAAGGTGGCCATGATGAGGAGGGATGCAGTTCCCTTCCGCATCGAGAGATCGCGGAGCCGCTCGAGCCGGGCCTCCGGATCAAGCCCGGCCGCCTCTATATCCGCAAGGAGTTGCGATCGCTCGAATGCGAAGGCCTCATCCGCCAAGGCGATGAGGTCGCGGACTGGTGCGAGCGGAAGTTCGAGATCGCCGATCTTCACTTTCATCGGATGAGCCTCCCTTGATTCTCCGGATGCATCTCGGCCACGGAGCGGAAGGCTTGATATCGCCTCTTCATCGAGATGTCGAGGACGGCCATGAGCCGCTTTCTCCATCCGAGGACCTCCTTGACCTTCGCCAAGGCTTGATCCTCGCAAAGATGAGGGCTCACCCCGATCCTCCGGCTCGATCCATCCTTGAAGCGAACTTCTGCGATCCAGTCGTCAGGGGTCAGGACGGTCGTGGGCCAGAGCCTCACGGAGTCTCATCCCAAGTCTCAGTCGGGATCGTGCCGTTCGAGATGGAGAAGTTGAAGGTGACGGCCGCATCGCCGGTCTTCGTGACGCTCATGGCGATATCGGAGATCACGGCCGTCATCCCATAGGTGCAAGCCGTCGAGACCTTGAGGGTGAGCGCCGCTCCATCCGCCGCGATGGCATCGGCTCCGGGGCTATCGCTGGTGAGGATCCCTCCGGCCGAGCCGGTCACATCCCATATCCCGAGGAGCCGTCGCCGGCCCGAGTCACCATAGCCCGTGATGTCCGAGACCTGCCGCGAGAAGGATGCGTTCCAAGTCGCGAGGTGGCCCCCATGGGCCGCAGGAAAGGTGATCCCGCCATCGTTGCCGGTGAGATATTGAGTCGCCATGGCTTACTCGTCCCATGATTCAGTCGGTGCCGCGCCGCCCGACATCTGGAAGTTGAATGAGATTCCGGCATCGCCGGTCTTTGCGCTTGAGATCGCGATATCGGAGATGACCGCGCTGAATGAGACCGAACAAGCATTGACCGATGCCGCCGAGACTGCCACTCGAGCGAGGAGAGTGACCGAGATGCCAGTGGTCTTCCAGTCGGTCGTGTTGATTCCGGGCGATGAGTTTGCGAGATTCGCCTTCATCACCCCGCCAGCGCTTCCGCTCGCATCCCAGACCCCGAGGACCCTCCGGCGAGCCGAATCCGAGAAGCCCGAGACATCCGAGACCTGCCGCGAGAAAGATGCGTTCCAAGTCGCGAGGTGGGCATTGTGCTCATTCGAGGTGCCGAGAGTCGCGCTGCCGTCGTTGCCGATGAGGTAGGTGGGCATGGATGGGGCTCAGGTTCGAGTTCCGATGGCTCGGAATCTGGAGGTGGTCCGGATGGCATCATCATCCATCTCTGCGATGCCACGAGAGAGAGAGCGGAGAACCACTCGATCATAACCGGTCGCCGTGAGCGATCGATCATCAAGGAGAGCGTCGAGTTTCTCGGCCGACTCGAGGGCCACGGCAGCGCCCGAAGAGTGGGCATGGAAGTGAGTGAACTCGATCTCAAAGACCTCCCTCCGGCCCGAGGTGAAGGCCGGGGTGATCGAGTGGCTTGCGACTTGATAGACGCAGAGCGGCAGCGGCGTGTCCCCGGGAGCCTCGTTGAGATAGACCCGGCCTCCGATCGACTGCCACCATGAGGTGGCCGCCGATGAGGTTATGGCGACGGCCAAGGATTCGAGCATCGCCTTCACGATTGATCTCCTTGCGGCCGTCCTGCGGCCGCGTCTGAGAGCGCCGCCTTGAGGGCTTTCCGGATCGCTGCCGCAAAGATGGCTTGAGCCAGCGGAGAAACGGCATCGATCGAGGGCCGAAGGTATGGGCGGGCCTCGATCGGATCTCCTCCGAACTCGAGCCGCCTCGCATATTCCACCGATGATCCGAGCCGCCATCCGACCCGATCTCCGAGGCTCATCGATTCGGGCCGGCCGGCCTCCCATGAGGATCGCAATCGGCCCGTGTAGGCCGCGGGAGGCTCTCCGGGCCGAGATGCTCGATGCTCGCGGCCGTGAATCCGATAGACCTTGCCGGTCCCGGGCCGGGAAAGATGCTCGGTGATGGCATCTTGGACCCGGAGGATGATCTCAAGGGCGGCTCTCTGGGCTCCGGAGCGGATGATCTCGACGAAAGTATCCTTGTCGAAGATCCAAGAGGATCGGAACTCGAAGCGAGAGCCGCTCATGTCCTCGGGAGATCCTCTTCGAGAGCGATGATCCGATGGCAAAGAGGATCGGTGGTGGCTCGATCATCGGGGATGAAGACGCTATCGACCCGATAGGCCCGGCTTTCTCCTCCGATGCTCACCGTGATGCGATCTTGAGCCTTCACATCGGCCGATCCGAGGGCGTAAAGGGTCGCGGAATGACGGGTGTTCTCCCGCCCATAGCGAAGGGCCTGCGATCCGGCCCGCTGCTGAAGGTATCCGCGGATCGATGCCGTCGATGGAGAGGCCGAGATGAAGGCTCCTCCGGCCGAATCCCTCGTCCAAGTGTCCCTCGAGCGAGTCATCGTCCGCCCGTAAGCATCGATGAGCGATGCGATGCTCATCGGATCCGGGCCCTCCCGGCCGTCCTCGTCTTGATGAGAGCCGCGATCGCCTCGCTTCCCGCGATGGAGTAGGAGTAATCGCCGAGGCTCTCGCTTGCGATGCCCCGATCCCTCCTGCGATCCCGATAGAGCGCCGATGCCACCTCAAGAGCGGCCTGTTCGATATCGGCCGGGAC